GGTTTATGTACTCAGTGTGGTAGTCCTTCAATGCCAAGTGGTATGGATTCACAAAATAGTCAAATGGATATATACAATCCAATTACAGCTGCGCATAATGAATATCAATCACCACATGATAGAATGTTTAATAGTGACGAATTTGCTCAAGCACAACAAAATGCTGATGGTGGTGGGTTGGATGAATTGGATGAATTCAATCAAGCTGTTCAAGATATGATGGAAGAAGATTCAATACCTAAACCTAAACCAATTAGTCTTTTACCAATGCATGAAAACAAATTATCTATCGCTAGGTCAATCAATATTATGGATGACGTTATTGATTCATTAGGTAAAAAAAAAATCCTGAAAGCAAAATAAACGAAACAAAATATAAGTTGAAGTTGGGTAGCGGTAAAGCTACCCCAACTCCAGCTGCTGAACCTGAATTGCCACCTGCTGACGATTTAGGTAGCGAACCTGAACAATCCCCTGTTCAGCCACCAGTAGAACCTGAAGCTGGGCCAGCTGAAAATCCTTTGGAAAAGCAACCATTCGATGCTGGCGTTGATGCGGACGAAGACTCCGACCCAAAAAAATATATTGAAAAACTTACTGGTAAACTAGGCCAATCACTTAGAACTTACAATCAAAATCAAGGTCAACCAGATTTTGAATTGGAAAAGTTTGCTGTTAATTCATTGTTATCCGCTACACATACTGGTGAAATGGATGAACAGGACCAAAATGACATTATTAAAAAAGTTAAAGGTTCTGGCGGTGAAGATAATGAGGAAAACGATAATAGCAATCCAAATAATGATGATGCTCCAATAACTAGTCCATCAACTGGCGGTAATGCTGGTGAAGGTACCAGTGGTGGAGCTGACGGAGCTATTGGCGGTACTAGCGGTGGTGGTGCTGGTGGTATGTTTGAAACTGAGGATTTGTTTTTACACAATCCTAAAAAAAATAATATGTTCCAAGAAGGTTCTAATGATATATTAGATGAAATGAAACCATGTTGGAAAGGGTATAAACAAGAAGGTATGAAAGAAAAAGACGGAAGAAAGGTTCCAAATTGCATTCCAGTTAAAGAATCAAAGAATAACTTGATTAATTCGAAAAATAGTGGTATATTTGTAGATATAATTAAAAGAAAATTAACTGAGATGACAGAAACACAACCATTGGTAAAACCACAAGTATCACCAACAAAACCAAAAGAGCAACCAGTAAAGAAACCAAGTAGAAGAGATGCTCCATTCTTACCTGATGTTACTCCTAGTGTTCAACCAGCACCAAAGGCTATTAAAGAAGGAAGGAAAGATTATGAAGTATATCATAAGACTTTAGCTGCTACATTAGATGAAATAAGAAAATACGTTATTGCTAGAGGATTTGACCCAATTGAATTCGGTACTTTCGATGTTGAACATGTAGGATATGGTACAACAAGAAGAATTGATAAGGAATTATCTAAAAATGGTATTCCTTTGAAGAATAAACATATTAACGCTCAAGTTTATAGAATGGATAGCGGTACATATGAATTAAACATGTATATGTAATAATGAAAAAGTTATTCTTAATATATGTTAATCACGTAGGTAAAGATTATAAGGGTAATCATATCTATGAATTTATCTTTTCCGATACTATTAAGGATATTGATGGTGACGAATGGGATACATTTCCAGCATCTGGTAGGCCAGAGCCGCCTCATGACATTTATATAAAACATGTTGGTAAATTAGAATCTGAGTTAGTATTAGATGTAGTACAAAACAGTGATACATTTGCAGTATGGGATGCGGTTGATGGTGTGATAGCGTTAGCATGGGAAAATATTAACGCTTACGATTCTTATCCAGATTATCGTTTATGTTTTAAATTCGGTGAAACTATTGAAGATGTTGAAGCGAAACTTTATGAAAAAGACCTAATATTGGAAAGTAATACAAAGAAAAATGAAAAACAAAAACAAAGTTAATGAAGGGGCATTAGATACTGGGATACAAAGTTATCCAACATCTTCTGTTCAAGGGTCAACGTCAAATACTGGTGCTGTTAAAAAACCAACAGTAAACGTAAAACAAGATAAATTAAATAAAGTCGTTCCTCAATTAAAGGGGGATGATGTTAATATTAATATCGTTGGTGAGGATACAACAATGAAACCAAAGAAGTTATCATATTTATCCGATATATTGGATGAAAATAATGAAGTATCGAAACCGTTTAATTTAAATGGTAAAAATTATCAAATGGTACGAGCTCTAACTCAAGAAAATGAAAAAGTTATGGGTGTTTATTCATTGGATGAAATGGATGAATTTGGCGAAAATCGTATTCATGATATTTCTGAATTTGAGAAGTCTATTGATAATAAACAACCTACAAGTGAAGAAGGTGTTGTTGAACCAGAAGGGCCACAAGCTGATGTATTAAAGCCAACAGCAGAACCTACTGAAAATGCACAAAGTAATCCTAATTTTGTAGGGTTTAAGCATTTTATTGTTAATAAGAAGACTGGTAAGGCAAGGAAGTTTAAAGACATTTCTGAACTAGCTAAGGCTCAAATGGGTGATGATGAACAATACATGGGTGTACGAGATTTTAAGAAGTACGTTGATGAAGCATTATTTGGTGCTAATAAAAGGCAACCGCAAGCTCAAGCTATGTCTGAGGAACAACAAATTAACGGCCAAGAAAATGATGAACAAATGGCACTTAAGGCTGAACAACTAATGGATATGATTAAGAAGAAACTTCCAGCTGGAATATTAGAAACGATTACAACCCCTGTTGCTCAAAGAGAAGTTATAGCTGCTTTTGCTGAAATGGTAGGTGTAAAAAGAAATGATTTGGTGAAGGTTGTAGCTACTCTGAAGGATTTAAATGCTAAACCAGCAAACAATATCCAAGAAAACAGAAAAGTAATAAAGACCATAAAAATAAAAGATTTAGCATAATGAGTGATTATAAAAAATTAGTTGCTTTGGCTCTAGCTAAGAGTCAAACAGTAAAACTAAAAAGACGAATAAATGAAAGTATCTTATACCCTGATGGTATGACTGAAAGGATGAACCCTAAACTTGAAGAAGATTTAAGATTACAAAAACACTCATTAGGTAAGCATCCAGCTTTACCAGAAGGTGATGAATATAGTTTTGAAGAAAAGATTATGGGTGAGAGGTTTAGTGAAGTTGCTAATAGGTATAAAAGAGCTTTTGATGTTGATACAATTGATACAGCTGAATTAGTTCAGAGTATGTTACCAATGGTAACTGATACAATGAGTATTGAATCTAAACACAAAAAAGATTTAGAAAAATTGGCGGTTAAGATGATTCGAGAGGAATATGATATTAGTGAAGATGCTGTTGAAATAATAGCTGAAATAACTGATGATATTAGTCTTGAGGGTACTATAACAAATCCTAAACCGATGCCTGTTGATAAGATGGAATTTGGTTCTCATGATGATATTGTTAATGCTAATGAAGAAGTATATAAAAGAAGATTCACAAATGCTATGACTCAAGGAGCTGCAAAAAAGTGTAATCATATGTTCCACATGGTTGATGATGAGTTAACTCAAATTAACCCTAAATTACCGAATAGATACGCTAAGATGATGGCCGCTGCTGATTATATGTATTATGTTGTTCCTGATTTACAAACGGCTGTTAATGCTGGCGTTGTTAGAGTTACATTTCCAACTAAAGAAAATCCTAAAGCTACTATATTTGCTCAAGCATTAGTTTTCCCAGTACTTGTACATGAGATTGTTAAGGGTGTAATGGAATTGTTATCAGCGCATGGTTTACCTAAAGATAAAAAATTAGGTAAGTTTGTTATCAATAAGGCTGATTTCTTAGCTGCTGAACCATGGGATATGAGAATCGGTCCAGCTATTTGGGGTAAATTCGCCGATATGATTGACCCTGATGATTTTGATTTAAAACATCATATTTATTCTGAATTGGTTAAACTTCCAGCTAAAGAATTTCACCGACAGATGAAAGAAATATTAGCTGGTACCAAACAAGGGAAGAAGATTATAACAGATGTGGTTAATAAGGTTAGACGTGAATTCCAAGAAGAAGAGTTTAATAACGCTTTAGATGAAACGGATGTTAAGGATGACGATGAAGATTTTAAGATAGATTTCTTTCTATAAAAAAAGGCACTCAATTGAGTGCCTTTTTTGTTTTATAGGTGTAAAATACACATTTTATTGGTTTTCAGTATATTTATTTAGTATGTTAACCAAACAAGAAATATTATTAGAGTACGGAAAATGTCTATCAAATCCAATTTATGCTATACAAACATATTTGGAAACATTTGATAAGACACAGGAAGGTTTCGTACCATTCAAGCTCTTCCCACGACAAAAAGAGATAATTAACTGTTATGAAAAGCATAGGTTTAATCTAGTAACTAAGCCAAGACAGGCTGGGGTTTCTACCACTACCGCCGCTTATTTATCTGTAAAGGTCGCCTTTGCTGATGATAATAATCCAGAAGCGATATTGATTATTGCAAATAAACAAGAATTGGCATTTGAATTCTTAGCTAAGATTAAAGACTTCTTAAGCCAAATACCAAGATGGGTATGGGGTCCAGATTACTATGGTAACGCTAAAAATGAGAGTAAAGAAATATTCATCACAAATGCTAAAGGTGAATTAAAATTACCTAATGGTAGCCGTGTTAAAGCGGTTGCTACATCTAAGGATGCTCTTCGTGGTTTTACACCAACATATTTGATTATGGATGAAGCGGCATATATTGACAATGGTGCTGAAGTATTTGGTGCTGCGTTAACAGCGTTAGGTACGGGTGGTAAAGCTACGCTTATATCAACGCCAAATGGTATGGATAAACTATATTATGAAACATATTCTCAATCAAAAGCTAAGAAGAATAATTTCAATATAGTTGAAATGAAATGGTATGAAGATTTAAGGTATAATAAGGACCTTAGATGGTTGAAGGATGAAGAAGTGTTTTATGAGTACGAGTTTACGTTCGATTCATACAAAGAAAAAATACAACAAGGTTATAAGCCAACATCCTCATGGTATGAAGACATGTGCCGTGGTATGAATAATGATTCCCGAATGATTGCACAGGAACTTGATGTATCATTTATTGGTTCTGGTGGTAACGTAATTAATGAAGAAGATATTCAAGCGCAAGAATTATTAAATGTTGAGGAACCAAAATTTATCACAGGTTCCGATAGTGAAGTTTGGATTTGGAAACAACCAGAAGAAGGTCATCAATATATAATGGGGGTGGACGTTGCTAGAGGTGATGGCGAGGATTCCTCAACAATTGTGATGCTTGACTTTACTACAATGGAACAAGTAATGGAATATCAAAGTAAGATTCAGCCAGATTTATTAGCTCAATTAGTTTATGAGTATGGTGAATTATATAAAGCATATACAGTTGTGGATATTACGGGGGGTATGGGTGTAACAACGATATTAAAATTATTGGAGTTTGGTTAT